GTTTCGCTTGATTTCATTTTGATCCCCTTTTTAATTTAATTTGGTAGTGTCATGGCCAAGGAAGACGAGTTCCGCTTCCGCGATGACTTCCCCGTCGCTATTCAAAACGTCTTCCGTTTGGCTTACATCCTGAAGGTTACCTTCAAGATCTTTAATCAACAGGCGCAACATTGAGATAAATTTAATTTTCAAATCTTCTTCACCATCAAACGTAAGACCTTGAATAATGAATCCCTTTTCTTCCATCGCGACGCCAAAAATCATGTTTTCCATGAAATCTTCATCAAAATCAATGTACTTGCTCATTCTATTTCCCCGAAAACCGGATTGAACCCGCCTTATCGCGCTTCAATCGAACCCCATGACCATACATTTCCGCAATGTCTTCGAGCATCATGCTCTTCAATTTCTTTTCTGCTGCGTCATACGTTTTCTTGGCGGCCATATTTGATTGATAATCAACCGCTGCGTTCGCCCATTCATTGTTGCCCGTCATATCCACGATCTTCACCGCGGCCACAGGCGCATTAATTTTGGTCGCGACAGGCGGGACATTGTCCTTTACTGACGCCCAAAACTTTTCTTCCGCACCCACAAGAATGGCCGCATAAATATCGTCCAGAGGAACCTCAAACCGCTCCCACTTTCCATTCCCGAAGAATACAGAAAGGACTGATTTGCGGACGCCGCAAACGAGCATGTTGTGGGTCAATTGAGGCGTATAGTATTCAAGCAGCGCGTCTGCCTTCCAAAACTCGTTAACGTGCTTCGCCTCAAACACCGTCTCGCCTTCGTCGGTCATGCCGTCAAGGGTGCATCCCATAAACGGGTGATCCAAGTTGATGCGTTGATCGCCACAATTCGTAATCTTGCGGGCGGTTTTCTTCTCGAACCAAAACACGTTAAATGGTTCCGTGAAAACTCCCATCTGAACCCGCAATTCGTCATCCAGATTTTCTGGTTCTTCCTGACCCGTCTTTTCCTTCCAAAGTCTGAGGACTTTGTCAGGGTCTCCACTCATGATAATGTTCGCGTCAGAACCGCCGATAAGTTTACGGCGAAACGCCCTCTGCTCTTCAGTTAATGCCATTTCAGTCTCCCTTTTTAATGAGACAATAGATAAACCAATAACCACCATTGTCAAGTATTTATTGATTTGCGGGACAATCTTTTTTTGTGTAATATCAACAGAGACTTAGGGGAATTTCCATGACGACGTCGCCAAATAAAGCACTACAGGAACCCGCCCTTGGCGATTATGTCGCATCGTGGAACCTTCCGCTTAACAACAATTTTGGTTCGATTGATTCCGCGACCGCAAGCAAAACTACAATTTCGGGCCTTACGACGTCAAATTATGCCCTTTCTCAAACCGAATTGATCCCCAATCAAATTGTTTTGCAGGGCAATCTCGCAAATAACATTGTCGTGACGATCCCTGGTTCGATTGACCCAACTGGGTTTAAGATCGCGGGGAATTGGATCTTCAACAATCAAACGACCGGGCTTTATTCGATCATTCTCCAAAACAGCGATCCGAATTTTCCTACGGCCCCTCTCGGTTTGTATCTTGTTCTCGCTCAAGGATATTCGTCGCGAATCACATCTGACGGGACAAACGTTTATCTTTCAGACAGCCGGAAACACGGCGTCCCAACAGGTGGCGGGACTGATCAAATTTTCTTTTTGAATCAACAAGCCACAACCACCGCGTATACTTTGCCTGTCGGTCAAAACGCGTTTTCTGGCGGTCCAATTACTCAAACTGTTCCGCCAACGATCCCGCCTGGATCGACCTGGACAATCGTTTAAAGGGGTCAAAAATGCCATCTTCTTATACCTACAATAAAGATTTCGAACAGCCCGCGCTTGGCTCTGACATCAATAGTTGGAATGTCCCTTTAAACTCCAACTTCGCGAGCATCGATAACGCGTTGGCGGGGAGCGTTTCAATCACCGGACTTGCGGCCACAAATAGAACTTTGACGCAAACGGAATTGGTTTACTCTCAAATTGTTCTTACGGGGACTTTGACCGCGAATATTCTGCTCGTCATCCCAGGCGGCACATGGACTGGCAGCGTCGCTAAAAACAAAATCGCGGGGCAGTGGGTTGTATATAACAACACCACAAACGCTGTTGGCACAGGCCCGTGGACAATTACGGTACAATGCAGCACACAAGCGGCCCCAACTGTCGCTTTGGGCGCGACCGTGGTTGTCCCACAAAACGCGTCTTCCGCAATCTACTCTGACGGCACAGCCGTATACTTCTCTGATAATCGTCCGGTAGGCGTCCCAACTGGCGGTGGCAGTGATGAGATCTTTTTCACCAATGGCCAAACCGTAACGACGAATTATACGATCCCCACGAATTACAATGCGGTGACCGCTGGGCCTGTTACGATCAATTCAGGCGTGACCGTGACTATTCCCTCCGGCTCCACTTGGGCCGTCGTCTAACTCGCGTTTCCAGCGTCGTATGACAGCAAACCAATTTATGTCACCGCGAGGATCAGATGGGGTCATGGAGCGGGGAACACATAGTTTCCCGCCCTTGTAACTCAATTTGAACTTAACATGCTTCCCCGTCTTTTCGCACGAATCAACGGTGATCCCTAAATTGGAAAGATCCGAAAGCGTCTCTCTTAGACGCTTTTGATACGAAGCCATTCTTCTTCTCCTGTTTGATCGTATACAGGTCAAAATGGTGTTTACACCACGATGTCCCCGCCATAACGATCGCGCCGCAATAAACCGTTCTTTCCTCGTCAACTGGGCCAATCACCGCCCTGCAATCAAACGCACGAAGATCGAAAATTGTCTTATTCCCAGGGCTATATGATTCTTGCGACGGCTCCGCTTCCTTACGGATTTTCGCTTCATACGCCTTGAACTTGTTGTTTAATTTTTGAGCGTTGACACTGATAGAAGCAACGCGCCTTGGTTTTTCCGTCTTCGGTTTTATAACGTGAGGTTTTGAAACCATCGTTGCTCTCGACGAAATTTGAAGGCGCTGTCTATTCCTATGCACGATCCCGATAACTGAATTTCGGGTTTTGTTTGGGAACATCCGGGCAATCATGCCCGCTGACATTCCTTTTTCCCAATATTCTTTCACTTTTTCAATATCTTCTTTGGCCCAGTAATTAGACATATAAAGTTTCCCTTGTCAAGATTGGCTGGGGGGCAGGGATTCGAACCCCGATAGAGGGATTCAAAGTCCCTAGTCCTACCTTTAGACGACCCCCCAGAAGTGGCTCAATATAGTACTCGTCTCCCTATAAAATAAGGTGTATTGTCATGGTCGCGTTATGAAAATACTGTTTATTACTCAGAATTGTGGCTTGAGGGTTTCGCAATGCCAAAGTTCCTCGTTGAGATTATCGCGTCTTACCCTTGCACCATTGAGGCGAAGACAATGGAAGAGGCATTTGAGATCGCTGAAAATTGTCCTTGGGAAGATTGGCCTGATGACGATTGCGAAATTGTAGAGTATTGCGCTGAGTTAGTTATTGAGGAAGAGGCAGAGCAAGTGGAAGAAACCCCAAAATCTGTAGTGATGCCAATCAAACAACGCCCGAAATTGACGTTGGTTAAGGAATAGTTATGCCTCAAGCACCGCTGTCGATTGATGATCTCGTAACAACTCTTAAAATTTATGAGTCCTGCAATAAAAACGCCGAAGCAGCGGCGCGTAGCGTAGGTGTCTCTTCGACAACTTTCCGCCACCGCGTCGCAGAAGCCAAACGAAGATTCCCATACGGCCTTGACCAAGCAGAAGAAGTCAAAAAACGAATAGCGTGGACCTACCCTAAAATTATCACGATAAAAGAACCTAGCAGCGTTTGGGTTATCGGATCTGACGCTCATTTTTGGCCCGGCGATGAAGCGGACATTTGGAAAGCATTTGTTAAAATTTGCAAATCGCTTAAACCAACTGGCATTGTTATGAATGGCGATGTTATTGATGGCGCGAAAGTATCCCGCCATCCTCTTGGAAACAAGAAAGCGCCCGCTGTCGGTGATGAAATCACACACGCGCAGAAAATGCTCAAACAACTTCCTAACGCCAAACATAAATTTTGGACAATTGGGAACCACGATATTCGCGTCGACAATTTTGTGCTCAACAACGCGCTTCAACTTGACGGTCTCATTCAAACATTGCCAGACAAGTTTCCGGGATGGGAATTTTCTTACGCAGTGATGATCAATGAAACAGAAGTAAGACATAGATTCAGATCCGGTATTCATGGCGGCTATAACAATACTCTTCATTCAGGCATCAACATTATCACAGGGCATACTCATCAGTTACAGGTCACCGCCATGCGAGATAGGCGGGGCAGCAGATGGGGTGTTGAGACAGGGATGCTGAGTGATCCGGAATACGCTCAATTTGAATATACAGAGGGACATCCAAGCCGATGGCAACAAGGTTTCGTGGTAATTACGTTTGATGAGTCAGGCGCGATGTTCCCGCCAGAATTGTGCGAATTGGTTCGAGGTGTTCCTATTTTTCGTGGGAAACCTGTTCTGTGATGAAGTCGACGCCAAGTTGAGCATACCCAACTATATCTAACCAGTGATCCAAATGCTGAGTTCCGTTAACGATCCGCGCCATTTTCGTGGCGATCATATCCAGTGATTCCATCAGAACGGGATCAACTTCTTGATAATTAATCCCTGCTCGAATGGCCACTTTTATGTGTTGAGCCGTTATCGCGACGTTTTCATAATTGCCATGCGTCTTTTCACGTTCTTCTAATATTTCTTTAATCATAATCACCTCATATATTATCACGGCCCCCTGCGGAGACTTACGGAATGTCTAGTAGGATTCAATTAGCAGCAAGCGCAGACTGCTCAAGACATTCACCGTGATCATTGGAGCGGACGATGGGATTTGAACCCACGACAGCCAGTTTGGAAAACTGGAACTCTACCCCTGAGTTACATCCGCGAACTGATTATGCCGCCGAAGATTCATTTTTCTGATTTACGATTTCACCGTAATTCATTTGAAGCAACGTGACGTCTTTTTCAATTTCATCAAGGCGGTCATGAAGCCAAACGCGGGAATGCAAATCTCCAGCATCATCCCAGTTTGGGAAGAAGTGTTTCATCGCTTCAATCGCGCCCCAAACAATAGCAGCGACCATGATACCAAAACCAATCATTTCCATTTTACTCTCCTTTTTCCCAATGATTGCAAGTTCCATCAAAGAGAACTTGCGGTGCGCAGATGATGTTTTTAACTACGTCACCCGTTGATGGGTTGAAGTAGTTATAAGTTTGAAAGTTTAACGGGTTAACGCAAATCGTATCTGCGTCAACCACTGGCTGCGCCTTTTTAAACCATTTGCAATCCGCGCAAATGTTAGGCCAATGCTTATCAATCACTGCTGATTTGGCATCCGCATCTGATTTACCTCGTTGAGGTTTTGCGGTTCCAGGATTTTTTTCGAGCATGCCTTTTTCATTCCCTTAATAATTTGTTGAAGGCTCTCAAATGTTTCAGCGTAAATTACGGGTTCTGTTGAAATACCCATAATCGAACCATCTTCATGGTAGAACGTTTCTTTAATTGAGAAACGATCCTCGCCGTCAATTGTTTCCTTCACCACTCTGTGATTCCAAGACATCTACTTCTTCCACAATAATGATTCTGTAAGGAACGTGACCCTTCCAGAGATTGACTTCACTTTGAGGATACCCGTTTTCAACCAACCATGCACCTACATTCATGGGTGGCGGATCAGGAAGTTTTTTTGGGAAACAAAATTTCCATCCTGATGGCGGGTCGATGTATTTAACCAATTTGATTTTCATGCATCCCTCATTCCTTGACACCTAACCATTATCACTTTATGTTGTCAACAAATAATTGAAGGAGACGACATGACCCACAAAGTTGCGGAACGCGTCATCAACAAACTTGGCGGTGCGCGAGCAGTCGCAGGAATGTTGGGGATGACAACACAAGCGGTTTACCGTTGGATGAAGCCAATTGAGCAGGGCGGGGCGGGCGGATTGATCCCGATGAAACGCCAACTTGAATTGATGGTTGCGGCACATCAGCGCGGTCTTGAACTCGAACACGCGGATTTTTATCCAAGGTTAGAAAATGCCGACAAAGTATAAAGTTTCGGCCCCAGAGGAGAGGACGCTTGACGGCATCCTTTTTGATTCGAAGACCGAAATGTTGAGATACGCGGAATTGAGGATTCTTCAAGCCGCCAATCAAATCAGCATGCTCATGTGTCAGCCTCAATTCAAAGTTGAGATCAACGGTGAGCATTATTGCACTTATACGGCTGATTTTGAGTATTTCGACAACGTTTTAGAAACTTGGGTTTATGAGGACGTAAAATCTGTCGCGACCGCCAAAGACCCGGCTTTCCGGCTCCGCCAGAAGGCGGCTGAGTTATTTCACGGCATTTTATTCGTAAATGTCGTGAAAGGCGCTCCATTGACGCGCCGAAAGGCCAAGCGTAAGGTAAAAAAATAACGGCCCCGATTGTGAAGATCGGAGCCGTTGAAAGAGTGACGGGGCCGCAAACCCCTATCTCTGATGTGCAATAGGAGAAAACATCAGGACTGCGCGAAGCATAGTCCAAAGTGATCTCCAACGCAATAGGTAGTAGAGATCATGAGTTCCAAAGCAATTAGTTGGGCGTGGCGGCAGACGGGTCTTACACCCGTGGAGAAGTGCGTCCTCATGGCGCTCGCGGATTTTCACTCAGATTCCGCCGGATGTTTCCCATCATTGAAATCCATCTGCGAACGCGCAAACACAAGCAAAAGCACAACGCTACGCGCACTGGTGGAACTTGGGCGGAGGAATCTCATTGAGAAGGAGATCCGCCAAGGCAAATCCGCCAATAAAATTAGCAATAATTATCGCCTGTCTGGTTTCAATTTGACACCACCCCCTGGTGTCACTGTGACACCACCCCCTAGTGTCAATTTGGAACCACCCACCCCTAGTGTCAATTTGACACCACCTAGTGTCACCATGACACCCTATAGAAAGAATAAGAAATTAACTAATACAGATACTACGTATCTGAGCGACCCGCTTTTGGATTTCGTAAATACGGTCGCTCCTGAACCTGAAATTTCGGAAGAGCCGCCATTCGATCCGGTAAAATTTTTTTGGGACGAGGCGCTTCGCAAACTTCGCAACATGGCGGTTCCCGATTTGAAGTCCCGAAAAATGATCGGCAAGTGGCTCCGTGATTCGGGCGACGACAGGGATCGTGTCATGGCGGCGATTGACGAGGCTGTCGCGAAAGGCACGATGGAGCCAATCAGTTTCGTAACAAAAATTCTTGACAACAAAACCTTAACACCCCATAAAGGGCATAAGCACAGGGAGTGGAATGATGCACTTGAATGGCTCAAGACCAAATCAGACGAGCGGAAAGCCAAGGGCGGCTCAGATGACCCCCGAGGAAGCGATAGGGACGGTCATGGCGGCGTTTCCGATGTCGAACGTACCAAACCCCCAAAAGTTCGTCGAAATGGCCGTAGCGGCTCTAGAACGCTTCCAGCCACAGACGCTCGCGAAACTGGCGGACCCGTCCAAGGGGATACTATCCAAGGCCAAGTTTATCCCGTCGATAGCGGAATTGATTTCTGAGTGTGAGAGGATTGAGAAGCCGAGGAGTAAGAATTTTGTATGAAGTAATCAGATATGAGGAGTTTGATGGATGTCTGTGGGCGGTATGTCATTTTCGGAACGGATCAAGGCAATATTTGATGATGAAAAACCAAAAGGGGGAAGTGCAATGGTGATTGACAAAAATAAAACCTATCAAACCCGCGATGGGCGTGAGGTAAGAATTTATTCTGTAAACTGCGGAGGAGAGTATCCTGTCCACGGCGCAATCAAGCATGGAGATTTAGATATTTGGAATGTCGATTCTTGGGCGTCTGATGGCAGTTGGATTCCGGATGATACCGAAGAAAGCAAGTATGATCTTTGTGAAGTAAAGCCACGCATCAAGCGAACATATTGGGTGAACGTGTATGATGAAGGCGTTTACGATAGCCGATATTTTTCTAGGGAGGCAGCCGACGATTGTGTTGTTTCCCACGCTAACCGCATCGCTTGCGTGAAGGTCGTGATTGATTGTGAAGA